GAAGGTACGAATGAAGGTACGAATGAAGGTACGAATGAAGGTACGAATGAAGGTACGAATGAAGGTACGAATGAAGGTACGAATGAAGGTACGAATGAAGGTACGAATGAAGGTACGAATGAAGGTACGAATAATTATGTCAACAGATTGTTTGGTGGTATGACTACATCATGTTCGTTCATGATGACAACAAGTTGATTTTCAAGGGTATTATGATATCCATTGAGAAACTCCCATTCCTCTTCTAATTTTTCTAATTCTTCAACATTCTTGAGATTGATTTCCCTGCTTTCATACTCTTTGATTTTGGCTTCAAGGTCTTTTTTCTGTGTCTTGATTCGGACCAATTGTGACTCTAAAATACGAATATTTCCTAGAGGCGTAGGCTTATCGGAAGCAAACTGTTCTTTGGATACATGCGGCGTTTCTTCAATTCTCATATCTTATAACATATTTAAGTGTTATACTAATAGTCTTAAATATATTTGCAATTAGTAAAAATGGGAGGTGGTTTATTGCAATTAGTCATTGCAGGTAATCAAGATCAATATGTAACACAGAACCCACAGTTAAGTTATTTCAAATACGCCTACAAAAAGCACACCAAGTTTTCAATGGAGAGTATTCCATTGAGTTTCACAAACCAGCCACGTCTTACGCCTGATGGAGAAGGTAATATTTACAGGTGTAATATATCCAGATATGGCGATTTACTTAGCAATATGTATTTTTGTTTTACGCTTCCAAACATATATTCTTCCGACAAATATAAGTTTCGATGGATTGAAAATGTCGGAAATATGTTTATTAAAAAAGCTACTGTTTACATTGGAAGCCAAGTAATTGATTCATTAGTAGGCGAATGGTTATCTATCTGGAACGAATTATCCCTCAAAGACAATGGTTCTTACAACAGATTGATTGGTAATGTTCCTGAACTGATTGCACCTACTATATCTGCAACAAGAATAGGCATTCGTAATAACAAATTTTATTATATATTTTATCCAGCATCAGACTATTCCAAAAGTGAAGCACCATCCATAAAAAGCAAAACATTATATGTTCCTTTAAACTTTTGGTTCACTAGAAACCCTGCGCTTGCATTGCCTTTGTTGAAGCTACAATTTGCAGATGTCTATATTGAAATTGAAACTAAAAGTAGCGAGAGACTGTATCAGGTATGGTCTGATATTGTGGATACATATGTCAGCCCTGCATATTATAATACTTTGCATAATGACAACATTACTATCAACACATTTGCACCAAATATAGTCTTGAACGCCTATATTGATGCTAATTATATTTTCTTAGATAATTCAGAGAGAGATAATCTGTTATTGTTGAAGAACAATAGTGACGGAACTACCAACAGTATGCAATATTTGGTAGAACAAATCAACGTATCTACAGAAACAAGAATATCTTCAAAATCCAGTTCTATAGTTGATATACCACTGAATATTCATAGACATGCCAAAGAAATCATATGGACTATGAGACGGGATGATTACGAAAAATACAATATTTACAATAATTATACAGCAGGCGTAGGATATGATGAGTATAAAAAAATAATTACAAATGCATCCATTATCTGGAATAATACCAATACACGCATTGAAAAAGCTGCAGATTACTATAGCTTTTTGCAGCCTTATCAGCATCATACAAATGTTCCTCGTGTAGGTATTTACTGCTATTCGTTCGCGTTATTTCCAGAGAAAATAAATCCCACTGGTTCATTTAACGGCTCTGTAGTGAATACAAAACTTCGCATCTCGATGGACGGATCTCACAATAATGAAGAGATCAATGAGAAACTAAGATTAAATGAGAAGTCTGAGTATGAGTTTGAATATTTAGTAACAGTGTATTCAATCACTATGAATATCTTCGAAATTAGTGGAGGTAATGGTGGTCTCAAGTTTGCATAATTCTGTAATCATCCCTCAAGTATTTCCTAATGCTAGCAATGAGACTACTAATATATTCAGGGGGATGTACTGCATAGTCTTTACCAAATATGACAGTATCTATCATCTCATGTTTTAGCAGACTTCCATATGGAAAACCAGCATTGAAGTAATATTTGACATATTTTTCACGATTGAAACATTTGACATAGAAGGGTCTATCATAAGATATGTGTGTCAATTTAACGCGAAACCCATTTGTTCTCATAGTACGTATGAAATCATCTAGAATATGTTCCGAAACATTTGTAAAAAGCCGACTGTCAGTACAGATAATTCTATCATAATCTGTTTTCACAAACTCTGTGCTACCATTGACGCCCACAAACAATGCAGTTTTCATTGTATACATATGTTATTACATTTTCTTTTTATTATCTTTCTAGTATAGAATGGATTTAATAGTTTTGATTGTCATAGTATTAGCTGGTTTTTTAATCAAATATCTCATTGATACCATCAGCTCATTAACAAACGAACTCAAAGAAATGAAGAGCAAATGCATTGTTGTAAATAGTAATGATACTTTGTCTGTGAATACAAATAATCCAGTGGAAACGTTCAACGCAGAGCTCATCAATAATATCAAATATTTCAAGGATTACTTTGATAGCCAAAAGTTATATAAGTAATACAACTGTTTATATACTAATTTGCTTTTCATATAAGGGATGCCACGGCGCTCTAAAAACATGAAAAATGATGAAACACTGGTAGATAAACCGGCTAAAAAAACTCTTATGAATACAATAGTCAAAGATATAACTGTAGTTGAAAATGAAGACATCATATTACAATTGCCAATATCGGAGGCACAAATATTGGAAATCAACAACGAAGACAAGGTATCATATTCTGTACCCGAACCATATGAACCCAATTGTTGCTATATAGGGGACAATAATACATATCAAAATATCCAAAATAATTATGTTGCCAACCAGCAATTTGATGAGGGTTTCGAACAGAATGTAATCAAGTCTTCCAATAATTGCTATTGGTGTTGTTATCCTATAGAAAACAGGACCTATGGCATGCCTTATAAATATAATACGACCACGGATACATATACATTATATGGTAATTTCTGCTCTCTTGAATGTGCTAGCGCATATAATTTTTCTGCAAATAATGGCAGTGATAAGGTATGGGAAATAAACAGTTTCATTCAAATGCTGAGTAAACACTATGGTATCAAACAAGCAGTACGCCCAGCACCATCGCGGTTTTTATTGAAACTTTTCAATGGTCCTATGTCAATTGAAGAATTCAGGACGGCGCACCTCACAAATGATAAGACACACATTATCAATCTACCACCTATGATATCAACTAATTTCAATTATGAAGCAGTGAATACATCTTATTTGAAAAACATAACAGACAATATGAATATCATGAAAAATGCATCTTCAATTCCAATCAAAAAGCAGGCGAAAAATACAATAGATAGTAAGTTAAATTTGATTATTTCCTGAATGCCTGCAAAAAAATGATATAAGGGTATGAGTGTTTTCTTTATATGTAAAGATGTCGGATGGTATCTATTTCTCACCTTACAGAATTTCCACAATAACATGCAATGCAGACATTGGGGACAAAGTCAATTTAGACTTGGAAATACTATTTGATAACTTGACTGTAGTCTCTGATGATTTGCAATCTGGAATAGTCTGGGCGCAATTTTTGAAAGAAAATCAAGATGTAAACAAGGGTGTATATCCCAAAAAACGACGAAAGAGCAAGAAGAATGCTCTAAAGAAAAATAGATTTGATAATCAAGTAACTGTCATATATAGGTTCAATGATAAATACATTCCGAATGTCAAAATATTCAAGAATGGTAATATACAATTGACAGGTATCAAAGACATCAAGCATACTGAAGAGATTATCAATTACATTATCAAAGAAATACAACACATTTATGACAGTATAACAAAAAAAATTATTATTGATTACAAGGAAGGTTATACATTGGCACTCAAATATCAAAACTTCAAAATCCGCATGATAAACACTGATTTCAAAATCTACACAAATGAAGCTTTAACAGAACATTTTGAGATCAGAAGAAAAGAGGTCCATAAACTATTCATTAGTAGTCTGTATAATAACAAATGCAGTTTTCAGCCAGGCATCTATCAGGGAGTAAAGTTAGAATATTTCTGGAATACACATGATAAAACAAAAAATGGGCTTTGCAAATGCCCTACACATTGTTATGGGAAGGGTAATGGTATGGAGATAGGCAGCTGCAAAAAAGTCACTGGCGCATTGTTTGAAAGTGGTAGCATATTGATTACAGGTGGTATAACATTCGAACAAGTTGATGATACATATCAATACATATGCTCTATATTGAAACAACATAAAGATGCCATTAAGAAACCGCCGATGAAATTGCTAACGTAAGTCGGAGTTATGACATTGTAAATTATAGGTTGCTTGGTGATTGTCTTGTACCCTGAAGATATCATAGATGTTTGTAGCTACTGTATTATTGCCTGGGCGGTTATAGGATGGTATATGATGTTTAGCATAAAATTGTGATGCATAAACTGCAGCATCGGGGTCAAGCTTTGGTTTTAAGTAAGTATTCCCCCAAGGTTTCTTGTCAAAAAGAACATCTCCAGTATACAATCCAGCATTTTTCAATGGTTGTGGTGAGGGTAAGTTGGGACTATATTCCAGTTCTGAATATTCTAATTCTTTTTTCATTTATACTCTATTATACATATAAGAATATATTTGTTTACAGTATACATGAACCACGAAATCAACTGTTCGTACAGATCAATAGACGAAATTAAAAAAGAGATTGAAGAAATGGAAAGAAGTCCTAAAAAATCAAAGACTGATGATACAGAGTTTGTAAAAGATGGATTGACAACACAAGACATCAGGAGTATGATAAAAAACATCAGGGATTTCATTGAAAATAATAAAAGGACTATGAATCATGATGATATTGTCAAGAAACTAGAAACAGACCATGCTTTTTTTGCCAAAAGATATCCTATGCTTTTTAGCATGGCTACTGATAACCAACGCAAGTTTGATTACAAAAGCCTGGAATATTTCTTGAATATGCGAGATAAAATTATTTCAAATGAAATGACATCAGAACAGGCCTCTATCAAAGTTGGTAAGGACTGGTTTGATAAATATGTGGATGTTTCTAAATTACAGAAAAAAAATTAGGTCTTCCTATTCTATGAAAAAAAATGATATAAGATTATATTTGATATACTATCTTAGTTCAAATCTGACCTTTGATACTATTTCCATGACTTCTACCGAACACAGATTTCCCTCCAATCTTTATGAACTCATTGAAGATACATACAAAGAGTATGAGATTAGAAAGACTGAAACATATGCCAATTGCTTGTTGAATATCTTGAAAAAATACCATTTGTGGCCTAGCATGCAAATCAAGAAGTTCAAAGGTCGTAGTGATATTGTGTTGCTGCATAATACCTATAAAAGGAATGATGTAGCAGCTTACAAAGAACTTTACAACCAGTGCAGGAGCGTCATTCTGGACTTCAGTCTATCTGTAAATAACAATATTGTTGTAACCTATGCAAATAGTATTCCTGATAGAATCAATTATGAAACATACATGAATATGCTTATTGAACCTAAAGATAGATATTACGAAGCATATGATGGTACTATGATTACTGTATATAACTACAAGGGTGAATGGCACTTTGGAACGACTAGCTGTCCTGATGCAAATAGTTCAAAGTTCGCTCATCCTACCAAGAGACATGGAAACATGTTGGACGAAATCTTGTTTGAATACTACAAGACATGCTTTACTCCTGAAGAAGCTCAGTGTGAAAAACCTTCAATTATTTCTGAAAAGATTAGGAAAATGTTTACCGATAATTTGGACCCTGCCATGGCATATGAGTTCCTCATAGTTCATCATGATAATCATCATATTATTGACTATACTCCTGTATTTGGTCCAAATTACAAGGTCTTGTTCCATATCAATACAAAACACAGGGATACTCTAACAGAAAGAGACATCAACATGTCTGTCATCTCCAGTCTAGTGAATTTGGGTGTTAGGTATCCTCTGCAATTCAGTAATATTCAAGAAGCTCATGAGTATATGAATACTAATGCAAACTGTTATGGTCTGATTGTAAAGAAGCAGGTTAACTCTGAAATCAAATTGTATAAGATTTCGACAGACCAGATTAATTTCAGGGAAGAAACAGACCCTTGCAATCCAAATGTATGGATTAATATGCTAACAGTCTATATGAAAAATAAGGCAGATTATCATGTAAATGACTATATCAATCACTATGCTTCAAACATTGAATTTCCGGTTGATAATAATGGCAAGACGCTTAATCCTACATATCTCATTCATACTGCTATTTCAACTATCAAAGACAGTCTCTTTAATCTGTATGTAGCCACTACCAATTACTATCCCAAATATAATAGGTTCAAGATGAATAAAGAGCTTGATAAACAGTTTCCACCAATCATTCAATATCACTTGGCACAGCTGAGAAATCAACAAGTATCAATCTACAAAGACAAAATAATTACTCCAGGCAATGTCTATTATTATCTCTGTCAGTGCAATAATGTGAAGAATATTAAGACACTCATTCAGTTCTTTGCATCCAACTCAATTAACGAGATGCCGCCGAAAACTGCAATGTGTTTCACTGTTCTTAATAGTTTGCTATCATAAATATTATCTCTGAATAGAATAAGAAAATGTTTGATTTCAGTACTCAAGCTTGGGTCTACCTTATTATTGGATTTATTTCAATGATGGTTGCAATGGGTATTAGTATTTATGAAAATGGATTTGGCTTATTTGTCATAGCATATATGATCTATTTTTTAATATTATTATTAGGAGCATATAATATAACTTGTCTTACTGTTGGTGAATGTTATACATGGAGTTGGATATACACTATATTAGCAACTTTGCCAATGCTCTTTTTGATTGGATTATCTATATATACTGTTACTTCAGGAAACAAATTTTCTATGTAAAAAAATAAAAAGATTTTCTATTAATAGAAAAGGAAGAATAAGTGAATGGATACTGAAGATAACTCTGTAAATATGGGAAATATGGGTATACATGGCGGAACCCGCAGAGGTATTATGAAAGGAAGGGCCAGAAAGCCTAGAAGTATGTCTCCTTTAAGAAGAAAGCCTAGAAGTATGTCTCCTTTAAGAAGAAAGCCTAGAAGTATGTCTCCTTTAAGAAGAAAGCCTAAGTCGAGAAAGCATGGAGGTGATGAAGAAGAGGAAGAGATGGATGGAGGAGCCCGTAGAGGTATTATGAAAGGAAGGGCCAGAAAGCCTAGAAGTATGTCTCCTTTAAGAAGAAAGCCTAGAAGTATGTCTCCTTTAAGAAGAAAGCCTAAGTCGAGAAAGCATGGAGGTGATGAAGAAGAGGAAG